CAAGAATTATAATATTGCTCCGAATCTTGTTGTTCTTGATGGGGTAACTGGAAAAAATATTGATGATGTTGATCTTTTCTATAAACTTGGAGATTCTGAAGTAACTATTAGAAAGAATACTAAAGGGATTTCAAATATAACTCCCACTATCATTCCAATTAATAATTCAAATGGAGTTGCAATTAACAGTATTTCTTTTGATATTGTTAGTAAAAATGTAACAGTTGGATTTGACACAGGATTTAGTGATCAATCTCCATTCGCTGTTGGCGATAAAGTTCTTATTGAAAATGTAAGCGTTGGTGTTGGATCAACTGGATCTGGTTACAATTCAGTTGATTATGATTATAAATTGTTCACTCTGACAGATGTAAATATTCCTCTCGGTGGTAGTGTTGGCGTAGTTACCTTCAGTCTTTCAGGAATTATTGAAGATAATCTATATGCTGGAAATTATGACTCAACCAATTCCGCAGGAAGAATAATTAATCAGAATGCTTTCCCACAATTTAACATTGAACTTAAAAAGAATGATTTCTTACTAGGAGAAAATGTTGTCTCTGATGGTGGAAAGGGTAAAGTAAATAGCTGGAATAATAAAATCGAACTTCTTAAAGTCTCAACCTCTAAAGATTTTAAAATTGGAGATCTTGTAACTGGACAATCTTCTGGAACTCAAGGAACTGTTAAGTCAAAACTTGAATATAATTCTGAAATTAAAACTGGATCATCATCCATTGTTGAAAAGGGGTGGAGTAAAACTACTGGATTCTTTAATAACAATCAACAAAGAATTCCTGATAACTTCTACTATCAAAACTTTTCTTATGCAATTAAGTCTAAAATTCCCCTGCAAGATTGGGATGACGCAGTAAGTTCACTCAATCATACTGCCGGATTCCTTAAATTTAGTGATTTAATCATTGAATCTGTTGATCAAAACCCCAATCATGGAGTCTTCACAGACGAGTCTTCCAGCGTTTCTTTGACAGTTGATATTCTACCAGTCCCCGTATATGGAGGAGGAGATATAAGAGGTGAATTTGGTGGCGGTATAAGTCTTAATTGTTATCCTGCTTTTGATTTAATAACTGAAAATTCTAAAACTGCTTCAGGAAAGGTTTACTCTGATAGAATTTTCTTGGAAAGTAGAGTTCTTACCGATTATTTTGAATCTGTCGGAAATAGAGTTTTAACAATTGATGATTTTAGCACACAATTTAGCGACGTAGAACGTCCTACAAGATTCAGTATTGTCAAGAAGTTCTCAGTTGATCAGAGATCTAAAAAGATTCTTACTTTTGTAAAAGATAAAACATACGCCGAAAGACAAACTTCTATAGTAACTTTAATTCAAGATGGCGTAAATGCAGAGGTTCTTAATTATGGAAGAGTCGAAAATTCAATAGATTTAGGTTCATTTGATTTTAGAATCGAAGGTACGGAAGGACAACTATTATTCTACCCAACTAAGTATCAAAATAATAACTATAATATTTCATACTGCAGTTTCGATCTTGATAATGGTGTATCTGGAATTGGAACATTTGCTTTGGGTGAGATTTGTGACATTGAATCCACTCAGGTAGAAATTCCTGCTTCAACAAAAACTACTATTGTAGGAATTGCATCCACATATAGATCATCTAAAGTCTTAGTAGAATTCAATTCTAATACTGGAGTTTTTGGTTTTAATGAACTTAATATTGTTCATAATGGTACAAATGTTGAACTCTTAGAATATGGAGATCTTTCAACTGATATTGGATCAACTGTTCTTGGATTTGGTACATATTCTGCTGAAATGTCCTCTGGAACCATAAATGTAGATTTCACTCCAAATCCTGGATTCGCTCTTACAGCAAATACTGTTAGAGTCTCAATGTCAAGCACAGAATCTGTTGGAGTAGGGACAACTGTCATTGGTGGTTTTGGTGAGAATATTGCAGAATTGCAATCTTTCTATACAACGATTTCTTCATCTGCCACTCCAGGTATCACCACAATTGCAGAATATACTTGTGGTGGTGAAAATGACTATTCCGCTGCGTATTATTTTGTTAGTGTAGAAGACACTACAAATAATGAATATCAACTTACTGAGTTGATCGTTTTGAATGATAGTAATGAATCATACATTACTGAATATGCTAAATTGTCAACAGGAAGTGATATTGGAACATTTGACTCTTATGCAGATTCATCTACAACGCAACTAAGATACACACCTCCTGCTAATGTGGATGTTGAAATAAGGGTATTCCAGCAATCTATTCAACTTGTAGAAATTGATGACACTTTGAATCATGAAATTGATTTAAATAATGCATCAGTGACTGCGGGTTATGGTTTCTATGAGGGAACTTTTGTAGATGTTAAGAGAGCGTTTGAATTAACTCATAATGGACTTCCAATTTTCCAGAGAAACTTTGATGGAAGCAATACTGATATTGTAGATACAACAAACAATACAATTAGAATTCCAGATCACTTCTTTACAACAGGAGAACCGGTAACTTACTCAGTTGGGGTATCAACTAATGTTCGTATTGGTATTGAAACAACATCATTTGCTGGAATTGGCAATACTAATATCCTTCCAACCACTACCTCAGTTTATGTAATTAAAGATAGTGATACTTCAATTAGGTTTGCATCGTCTGCGCAGAATGCCAACGCAGTAACACCTGTTGCTATCGGAATCACTGGTGTTGGAATAGGAACTTTCCATACTTTAACATCAAGTAAGCAGAACACAAAATGTTTAATTGCTCTCGATAACTTTATTCAAAATCCGATTGTTTCAACCGCAGTAACAACTACTGTAGATAGAGAAATTACAATTGGCGATGCTGTTATTAAAACTATTGGAGTAACATCGTTCTTTGCATCTGATTTGATACAAGTTGAATCAGAAATTATGAAAATCAATACTGTTGGTTTTGGTACAACTAACGGACTTCTAGTTGATCGTGGATGGATGGGAACAGGTATTGCAACTCACCCAGTTGGTGTTGCTGTTACTAAAGTTGATGGAGCGTATAACATTGTCAATAATACTATCAATTTTTATACAGCACCTCATGGGCCCACTCCTTTAAGTTCAACTACGAATCCACCAGACGAAAGAGATTTCACTGGAATAACCACTTTCTCAAGGTTCCAAGGAAGAACATTCCTAAGATCTGAAAATACTGGAAGTGCGAATGCTGCTTATCACTCAAATTATGTATTTGATAGTGTTGCAGATCAATTTGATGCAACTACTAAAACATTTACCTTGAAATCTCAGAATGAAAATGTAACCGGATTCTCAACCAATAATGCTGTTGTTCTTGTAAATGGCGTATTCCAAGGGCCTACTGGGCAGTTATCCATTGATCAAGATTACACATTGAGTGAAGCATCAGGAATTAGTAGTATAACATTTACAGGTACTGCTACCTCTGTTGCATATGATCCTAATAATGCAAACATTCCCGTTGGTGGATATATTGTTTCGGTTGGATCTACAAGTGGATTAGGTTATCAACCACTTGTTTCTGCTGGTGGAACCGCTGTTATATCAGTTGCTGGAACCATTACATCAATTAGTATTGGTAATACTGGTTCTGGTTATCGCTCTGGTATTCAAACAGTTAATGTTGGTGTTTATACTTCTTCCACAGGTAGAACTGGAATTGAATTTATCGGAACTGCTGCGGTAAGTAATGGACATATCGTTAGTGTTGCTATCATAAATCCAGGATCTGGATATCTGATTGGATCAGAACCTGTAGTTGTATTTGATGCCCCACTTTCATATTCTAATATTCCCTTAGTTTATTCAGAAGATTCTCCAGCAGGAGTTGGAACACAGGCAACTGTTGATATTGTTGTTGGACAGGGTTCGAGTGTAATTGATTTTGAAATCAGAAATTTTGGATATAGTTACGCTCAAAATCAAATTTTGACTGTTGCAACTGGAGGTTCTACTGGTATTCCCACCGATGTAAGTCATACATTTAAGGAATTTCAACTTACTGTAGATAAAGTCGATTCTGATAAATTCTCAGCATGGCATTTCGGCGAATTAGAGCGTCTTGATAACATTAATAATGAATTTGATGGAGTTAAGAGAAAATTCACAATTAAGAGAAATGGATCTCCAGTTACTGTAAGAGCAGCAGTAGGATCTAATGTTGACGTTAAATCTACACTTCTCATTTTTATTAATGATATTCTACAAGTACCTGGAGAAGCATATGAATTTAACGGTGGTAGTGTAATTAACTTTGCGGAAGCACCCAAAGGAAGTTCTAGTGATGGTTCATATAATGGCGATACTTGTAAGATTCTCTTCTATAAGGGAACAGGTGATGTTGATGTTACTTTTAACAATGTTCTTCCAACTGTAAAGGATGGCGATGAATTAAGTGTCAGAGGTGATGAATCTTTAGTTCCTAACTCTATTGATCAAGAATCAAGATTAACAACTGAGATTATTTCTACCGATACTGTTGAAACAAATCCATATTACGGAAGAGGAATTGATTCCAACCCAGATCACGCACGCACAGTGACTTGGTGTAAGCAAACTGTTGATAAAGTTGTAAATGGTAAAATTGTAAGTAAAGCAAGAGAATTGAATTCTGCTTTAGTTAATCCAAAAACAAATCTTATTCAATCTGTTGGTGTAGGATCTACTCAAATTTTTGTTGAGAGTGTAATTCCATTCTTTAACCCTGATGATGAAAATCAAACTACTAAGAATCAGCAAACCATAAGAATTGTATCACAAAACAATCTCGTATCTGCTGCCGCAACTGCAGTTGTTTCTATAGGAAATACTGTCGAATCAATCACAATTGGTTACGGCGGAACAGGATATACTTCTGCACCGTCGGTAACTATTGAAACCCCAGTGGGACTCGGAACAACCGCAAGAGCAACAGCTACTGCAACTCTAACTGGAGACACCGTATCTTCAATTACGGTTTCTACACCAGGAATCGGATATACGAGAACTTCTGTCCCCCAAGTCCTAATTGAAGCGCCAACCGCTACAAAGGAAACAAATAGAACGTCTCTTTATGAGGGTGATTTTGGTGAAATTGTTGGATTAACATCTACCTCCGTTGGAGTTGCTGCTACTGGATTTGATATGGAATTCTTCATCCCTATTAATTCATTCTTACGTGATACAAAGATTGTTGGTACTGCAGTAACTATAAGTGACATATCTGTCGGCGATTACTTTACTGTTAAAAATAGTAATGTTGGAAGTGGCGTTACATCTCTCTATCAAACTGGCGAAACATTAGGTGTTACAACTCAATTCCTTGATTCTGTTTATGAAGTAGCAGCAGTTTCTGTTGCTACAACTGCAGTAGCAGGTGTTGGTATTACATATGTCAAGAAAGTAACTGTAAGTGTTGAAGATCTTGGTGATATAACTGGTATCGGACTTACTGAGTTCTACGGTGAGTTCTCATGGGGTAAGATAACACTTGGAGATAGAACAAATGCCTCTGCATTTGATGCATACCTTTTAAACGGCACTTCTGGTATTACAACTGGTGGTGTTGTAAATAGGGTTGAACCTCTCAAACTTGTAGGATACTCTACAACATAACTGATAAATAAGTAAAAAACTACGCAAAAATGGCTGCGATTATAACTGATCAACTTCGTATATTAAACGCAAAAGATTTTATTGCTAGTGTTGCATCCACTAGCAACTCTTTCTATTCGTTTGTAGGACTTCCTAATCCTACTGATGTTGATGCAAGTTGGGATAGCAGTCCCCCTGATCCAAGGGACAGTTTTGATGAAGAGAACAATTATTGGGACACCATGATTGCTCTCAAGAAAATTGATGCTGATGATGTGAAGCAAGTAATTAAAAAAACTACTTGGAGATCTGGTACGACTTATGACATGTACCGACATGATGTAAAAGCAGAAAGTCCTTCAAAACCATCAAATGCGATTAGTTTATACGAAGCAAATTATTATGTAATGAACTCTGACTATAGGGTTTATATTTGCTTACAAAACGGAACAAGTCCTGAAAATCCAAGTGGTAGAGCATCTCTTGATGAACCCACTTTTACAGATTTAGAACCTAGAGAAGCAGGTACAAGTGGTGATGGTTATGTATGGAAATATCTTTATACTATCAAACCTGGAGATATTGTAAAGTTTGAGTCTACAAACTTTATGCCAGTTCCAAAAGATTGGACTACAACAACTGAAGCAAATATTTCTGCAGTTAGAAACAACGCTGGCACTAGTGGACAATTAAAAATTGTTACAATTACAAATAGAGGAGTTGGATTAGGCACTGCTAATACAACTTACACTCAAGTTCCTATAAAAGGTGATGGCAATGGAGCGGAGTGTACTATTGCTATTAATAATAATTCAAATGTGGAGTCAGTCACAATATCAAAAGGAGGTTCTGGTTACACATTTGGAACAATTGATTTAGTTGCAGGGAACGTGCCTACAGGAACTACTGCTCCAGTTTTTGATGTAATTATTCCACCTCAAGACGGACATGGTGCAGATATTTACAGAGAATTGGGAGCAAGAAACGCATTAATCTATTCAAGAATTGAAAACGATTCTGAGAATCCCGATTTTATAACTGGAAATGAAATTGCAAGAATTGGATTAGTACAAAATCCAAAAGCATATGGCACATCATCTAATCTTTCACTAGATAAAGCTGCAGCAACTTATGCACTCAAACTTACAGGTACAGGATACAGTTCTGCTTCTTTTACTGCCGACTCCTTTATTACTCAAACTGTGGGACTCGGATCCACAGCAGTTGGTAGAGTTATATCATATGATCAAGTAACAGGAGTTTTAAAATACTGGCAAGATAGATCTACTGCAGGATTTAACACTGATGGATCTAAAAATACTAATCCAACATATGGATTCAAAATGAATAGGTTCACACCTGGTATTGCAGATGGCGGATCTTTTAATATTATCGGAGGATCTACAACTCTTGCAATTCAAACCTCATTTACGGGTATATCTACCCAAATAAATAGTCGTACTTATTACCTGGGGCAGTCGTTTAACGAGGGTATTGCTCAACCTGAGGTTGAAAAATATACGGGTAATATCATTTACGTCGATAATAGGCCCTCTATTACAAGATCGTCCAGTCAAAAAGAAGATATCAAAATTATCTTGCAGTTCTAAGGAATTATGTCACAGGAAACCAATCTCAACGTCGCTCCTTACTTTGACGACTTTGATCCTAAGAAGGATTATTATAAGGTTTTATTTAAACCAGGTTATCCAGTACAGGCAAGAGAATTAACTTCTCTTCAATCAATCCTGCAAAATCAGGTTGAGAAATTCGGGCAGCACTTTTTTAAAGAAGGTGCTAAAGTAATTCCTGGAAATACTACATTTTCTACTAATTATAAATGTGTTCTTCTGGAGAACGTATACCTAGGAATTCCTATTCTTGATTATGTTGATCAATTAGTAGGATCACAAATCACCGGACAAGATTCTGGTGTTACCGCTATTGTTGATAATTATATACTTAGTTCTGAGTCAACTAGAGATCAAGTAACTCTTTTTGTAAATTATTCAGGTTCTGGAACGAACAATCAAGAATCTGTTTTCAGAGATGGTGAATTGCTGTCTGCAAATATTACGATTTCTACAGCAAACACTTTGATTGCTGATGGAGCACCTTTTGCATCTACTATTCAGCAAGATGCAACCGCAGTAGGATCCGCTTATTTTATTAGTAATGGTGTTTACTTTGGAAAAGGAACTTTCCTAAACGTAAATGATCAGACATTGATCTTAGATCAATATACTAATACTCCAAGTTATAGAATTGGATTAACTATTGAAGAAACAATTATTAATTCAGATCTTGATCCTCTGCTCACTGATAATTCGGCAGGATTTAACAATTTTGGAGCACCTGGTGCAGATAGACTTAAAATTGTTACATCACTTTCTAAGAAAGATTTAACTGACATTGATGATAGTAACTTTGTCGAACTCGGAACAGTTGTTAATGGTATAATAAGAGAAAAAACAACGAGCGATTACTCTGGCGTTACAGATGAATTAGCTAAAAGAACCTATGCAGAATCTGGTGACTATTACGTTAAGTCTTTTGGACTTAATGTAAAAGAATCTCTCAACAATAATGAAGGAAATAAAGGACTTTTTAGAGAAGATCAAACCACATATAGTGGATCAACGCCCTCTGAAGATTTAGCGATATATCAAATCTCTCCAGGTAGAGCATTCGTAAAAGGATATGATGTAGAAACTACAGCACCTACATTCCTTGACGTACCTAAACCCAGAACTACAAAAACTCTCAAATCTCAACAAATTAATTATAAAACAGGAGAAACTCTTAAATTAAATAGGGTTTATGGATCTCCTTCTATTGGCATCGGGAATACTTATATTTTAAGTCTAAGAAATTCAAGAGTTGGTGTAAGTTCAGAACAAACTGCAGGAAAAGAAATTGGATTAGCAAGAGTTTATGATTTCAAATTAAATTCTGGAACATATAATTCTTCAAATTCAAATATTAATGAATGGGGATTATCTCTATACGATGTTCAAACCACTACTGAAGTTACATTAAACGAACCTATCACGTTGACTGTACCGACATTTATTAAAGGAAAACATAGTGGTGCTACAGCATTTCTTAAGGACGCTGCTGATGACACTACTTCGTTAGTATTGTACGAAAAATCTGGTAAGTTTATTAAGAATGAAAACTTCATAATTGATGGAATTGAAAATTCAAGAGTAGCAATCGCTGTAACTGCACATGGAATCAGCGATGTTTTGTCAGTATTTGGTAGTGCAAATGGTACTGAGGTTGGAGCGGCAAGAACTTTCTCTGCTGATGTAGTTCTTGCTGACAATTTTAACATCGGAATTTCGTCCATTACAGCAGCAGATGGAGAAGATTACACATCTATAATACGATCCACTAATCCACTGTTCCCAGGACAAATTAAAGCAGGAAATATACTTTCATTTACTGGAAACTTATCTCAAGATCCAATTTTTGTATCTGTTGTAAGCGTAGCAACATCATCAATAACTGTAACCGGTGTTACTACAGTTAGAGGAGTTGCCAGCGGTGCAATGCCTGCATCAATTACAACTTTAACTGATCTAAAAGTTATTGGTGGAGATCTTGGAGTTACTGATGATAGCACTCTCTACACAGAGATGCCAAGAAAAAATATTTCTAATGTAACTTTAAATGACGCATCTTTAACTATTAGAAAAACACAGCAGGTTAATATCGTAAACAACAAGTTATCTGCTGCAGTTACATCAGAATCAAACGAATCTTTCTTACCATTTACTCCTGAGAGATATACTCTTATTAGAAGCGATGGTACAACAGAGGAACTTACCTCAGACAAAGTTCAAATTAATTCTGCATCAAATCAGTTAGAAATTTTTAATCTTGGACTTGATAATGAGGAGGCGACTCTTGTTACAACTCTCACTAAAATCAAACCGAAGGCCAAAAACAAAATTAAAAATAGAGTAAATTCTATTATTATCAATAAATCGGTAAATAGTGCTTCTGGAATAGGATCCACAACTCTTAATGATGGACTTACATATGGAAACTATCCTTATGGAACAAGAGTTCAGGATGAAAATATTTCTCTCAATTCTGCTGATTTAATCGAAGTTCATGGAATCTATGAATTAGCGACGGATCCTTCATCAGATAACACAGATCCATCCTCTCCATCAATGACTCTGGCTAATCTGTCAGGGCCTACAGCAAAAACCTCTGATTTAGTGATTGGCGAATCCATTATTGGAGATACTTCTGGCGCACATGCTATTGTTGGCGTAAAACAAACTGATTCTAAGATTGCATTTCTTCCAAAAAACCAAATTAGTTTTAAAGAAGGAGAAAACGTTGTTTTTGGCGAATCTCAAACAAGAGCATCAATTGTAACTCTAGATACTCCAAGTAAGGATGTTTCTTTCAAGTTTACTTCTTCAAATGGACAAAATGGAGAATTTTACAATTTTGGAGTTTTAAACAGAAAAAATAGCGAAAAAGCACCTCAGAGAAAGTTGATTGCATATTTCTCTAATGGTTATTATGAGTCTACTGATGATGGAGATATAACAACTGTAAATTCATACTCTAATTTTGATTATTCAACTGAAGTTCAAAGTGTAAATTTTGTAAGAAATTCTGATATCATTGATATTCGTCCAAAAGTTTCTGACATTTCGTTGGTATCTGAAGGTGATAGATCTCCGCTTGAATTTTATGGAAGATCATTTAATGTAACTGGAAACTCAGCACCTAATATTCTCGCTTCAAATGAAGGAATCTTGACGGATTTCTCATTCTACCTTGGAAGAATTGATAGAATTTACTTGACAAAAGATGGTGTATTCCAAGTTAAATATGGAACACCCTCTGAAAATCCACAAAATCCAACTTCCGTTGATGATGCTTTGGAAATTGCCACAGTATCTCTTCCTCCGTTTCTTTATGATGTAAGTAACGCTTCTAAGAAATTCTTAGAACATAAGCGTTACAGAATGACTGATATCAAACAACTTGAAAATAGAATTAAGAATCTTGAGTTCTTCACATCACTCTCTCTTCTTGAAACAAACACTTCTAATTTGTTTGTTCCTGATGCAAACGGACTAAACAGATTTAAGTCCGGATTCTTTGTAGATAATTTTACATCATTTCTCGCTCAAGAAGAATCTGTTGTTCTGAAAAATAGTGTTGATTTCAATCAAAAAGAGGCTCATCCAAGTCACTATACGACACAAACTGACTTAACAATAAGTAAGACAGGATCTGGAGATTTGAGAACTCAAGCTCCAGATGGAACTAATATCAGAAAGACTGGTGATATTGTAACACTTGACTATACTGATGAAAAGTGGTTAGAACAAAAATTTGGAACAAGAACTGAGAGTGTAACACCATTTATTATTGGATTCTGGGTTGGTGCTCTTGCACTTGTTCCAGAATCAGATTCATGGGTTGATCCAGTCAGACTTGATGCAAATATTGTTCAAACAGAAGGAAATTTTGCAGAAACTCTTGAAAGAGCAACAAGAACTCTTAATGTTGATCCTCAAACAGGGTTTGCACCAGCTATTTGGAACACCTGGGTTAATAATTGGACTGGACAGGAACCGCGTTTAGGATCTGAAAATAGAACAGCAATTGCTACAGTAGGAAGAACTACCACTACTGATATCTTTAGAGACACTACACGTCAAATATTTGACACTGGAGTAGCGACTAGAACTGGAACACGAACTGCAGTTGTTGAGCAATTTGAAAATGAATCTCTTGGAGATAGAGTAGTTAGTAGAGATATTATACCTTTCGCAAGATCAAGAAACATAGAATTCTCAATCAATTCACTTAAACCCAATACACAAGTTTATGCATTCTTTGATGGTGTAGATGTTTCTTCTTATTGTATTCCAAAGCTTCTTGAAATCAACATGATTTCAGGTGCTTTCCAAGTTGGAGAAACCGTAAAAGGTTCTATGCGTTCAGTTGGTGACACATCAACTTCCGAAGCAGATAGCGAAATTTCATTTAGATTAGCTCAAGCAAATCACAGATCCGGAACATTTGATTCTGCAAGTGAAGTTTTTACTAAAAATCCTTATAACAAAGATCAAACTCTTCCAAGTGCCTATTCGTCAACCTCTACTATTCTCAATGTAGATACATTTGCGCTTTGTGATCAACCACAGGCCGAATTTATTGGTAGTGTTTCACCTGAAATGATTTTGGTAGGCGAGACAAGTGGTGCTCAGGCCACTATTTCTCAAGTGAGATTGGTATCGGATGGCAGTTCTTCCTTAATTGGAAGTCTGTTTTTACCAGATCCCAACATTGACACTAATCCCAGATTTGAAGTAGGAACAAAAGTTCTAACCTTTATTGATGATACAAATAATGATATCAGAAATGCATCTACTCGTGCAACTTCAACATTCTTGATAAGTGGTATTGTTGAAACGGTTCAAGAAAATATTGTTTCAGTTAGAAATGCCGCAATTCAATCTCAGGAAGTCAATGATGAAAGGCCGATAGAACAAGAAAATACAACTATAGAGGCCGAAGTAGTATCATCAGAACTTATTGATACAAATACTGAGACTACTAATCCACCTGATCCCCTCGCTCAAACATTTGTAATAGAAGATAAGACTGGTATTTTCTTCACTAAGTGTGATATTTTCTTCGAGCAAGTTGATAATATTAATGTACCGGTAATTTTTGAATTAAGAACCACACAAAATGGTGTTCCAACTACAAAAATTCTTCCGTTATCTCAGAAAATACTCTATCCCAAAGATATTGAAGTAAGTGATGATGGATCTAAAGCCACAACATTTGTTTTACCTGCACCCGTCTATCTTGAACCTGCCATTCGATATGCAATAGTCATAAGATCCGCTTCTGCAAGATATAAAGTCTTTATTTCAAGGGTGGGTGAAAATGATAAATTAACTCAGACTTCAGTGTCCAATCAACCTTATCTTGGATCACTTTACAAATCACAAAATGGAGCTGTTTGGGAACCAAGTCAATGGGAAGATCTTAAATTCACCGCTTATAGAGCTGAATTTGTCAGTAATGGTTCATTTGAAATTTATAGTCCTAGACTCAATACTGGTAATAAGCAAATAGCAAAACTTCTTCCTAACCCAATAAGTCTTACATCCAGATCCGTTCGTATTGGTATTGGATCTACACTTCAGGATGAGGTATTAACATTAGGAAATACTGTATCGCAAAGTGGTAATAATGCATCTGGTAATTACATTGGAAATGCAGGTATTGCCACAGGAAATTTAAACATCATAAATGCTGGTATAGGATTAACTCCCTCCTCAGGTGATTTTGGTTTTAATGGAGTTGAACTTGTAAATATTACTAGTAGTGGAAGAAATGCAAAAGCAGACATTTTTGTTGAAAATGGAGTTGCTATTGCTGCTACAATTTCTGAAAATGTTGCTGCAAGTGGAGGACAAGGTTATGTTGTCGGTGATGTATTAGGAATTTCTACAATAGGTAATAATAACCTCGGAAGAAATCTTAGACTTTCATTAGTTTCAATTGCTAATACTAATGAGATTATCTTAGATAATGTTCAAGGAGACTTTATCACAGGTGTTGGACACTCGCTTCAGTTTGTTAAAAATAATGGATTTACAACCGCTCTTAATCATGCTACAGGTGGAAATGTTTTAATTGACGGTATCAACAATGTCATTTCTGATGGCGTTCACTTTACCGTGAATCATAAGAATCATGGTATGTACTTTGCTGACAATAGAGTGACAATCTCTGATGTTGAGTCGGACATTCTCCCAGTAAAATTAGCAACAGCATTAGATGCTTCTTCAACATCAACTATTTCTGTAGATGCAACGACTGGATTTGATACATTTGAGAATGTTGGAGTGGGAACTACTAACGTAGGTTATCTAAGAATTGGTGAAGAAATTATTTCATATGAGTCTGCTTCTGGAACCTCTATCACCATTACTGAAAGAGGAATTGACAGCACCACTGCAAAGAACTATCTCGCAGGCACTAAAGTTCATAAGTACGAACTTGGTGGCGTATCTCTCAGAAGAATTAATAAAACTCATGATCTTAATAATGTAACTGCAACAGAACCGCGTACATTTGATACCTATAAGGTAAAACTTGACATGGGAACAAGCGGAGTTGGACGTTCAACTGGAGAAAGTTTCCCAATTCTTTACATGAATGAAACTAAATCAACTGGTGGATCTAAAACTAAGGCTACTCAAAATATGCCTTTTGAGATTTTAACACCTCAAATTGGACACTTAACAGTAACAAATACGAATATCAGTGCCGAAGTAAGAACTATATCTGGTTCTTCTATTAGCGGAAATGAAATTCCATTTATTGATCAGGGATTTGAAGATATTGCAATTTCTAAACCAAATTATTTCTCTACCCCAAGAATTATTGCCTCTAAGGTAAATGAGGATGCAAAACTTACTACTTTACCTGGTAATAAGTCAATGACAATGAGACTCAATCTTGGAACCACTGATTCCAGGGTTTCGCCTGTCATTGATACTCAGAGAATGAGTGTTCTTACTACTTCAAACCGCGTTAATAGTGTAATTACTGATTATGTAACTGACAGTAGAGTTAATAGTATTGATGCTGATCCTACTGCTTTCCAATACTTGTCTAAAGAAATTTCATTAGAAAATCCAGCAACATCATTAAAAATTATAGTTGATGTTTACAAGAATAAAGATGCTGATATTAGAGGATTATTTGCAATTTCTGATCATCAGAACTTTAATCCCATCTATGAATTATTCCCTGGATTTAATAATATTGATGAAAGAGGACAAATTATTGATGTTGCAAATAATGATGGATCTTCTGATTCCAAAGTTTCACCTGCGGAAGATTATAGAGAGCATACATTTACAATTGATGATCTTCCCTCTTTCAAGTCATACAGAATTAAACTTCTCCTCACATCTAACAATCAGGCAAATCCGCCAAAAATTAGAAACCTTAGAGTGATAGCACTTGCATAATGAAAAAACTTAAAGTTGAGGGGCATAATAACCTCCTCAGAGACAGCGAAACTGGAGCGATTATCAATGATGATAAATCTGGTTTTTCTTCTTATATGATGAATAAAACCATCAAACATGAAGAGAGTACTAGAATACAGAATGTTGAAAGAGATCTTGCTAATATTCATAGTGAAATCTCTGAGTTAAAACTGTTAATCAAGGAGGCACTCAATGGATCCCGATAAAATTGAACTTAAAAACTTAACTAAAAGTTTTGAATACACTAAAATTGCATCGGAAATAGATGGATGTGACGATCGAGATATGTTGAGAAGTATTGCCAAATCTTTTGTTAAACTTTATTATAAGCAACAAGAGACTTTGTCAGTTATTAACATAGATCCATAAATACTTAAAAAATATAGACATGGCTCAACCATCAACTAGAGCGGAGTTAGTAGACTACTGCAAAAGAAAGTTAGGTGCTCCTGTTCTCGAAATTAATGTTGCAGATGAGCAAATCGAGGACTTAGTTGATGATGCCATTCAATATTTTCACGAAAGACATTTCGATGGGGTAGGACAAGTATTTCTAAAATATCAAATAACTCAAGACGATATTAATAGAGGTAGAAGTCCTTCTTCATCTGTAACTCAAGCAGGAATCGTAACAACCACCGCTTCATCTACGATTGATGGTGCTTCTACAACTTTCTCTTATAAAGAAAATAGTAATTATTTACAAATTCCTCCTTCTGTTATAGGAGTTAATAAGATATTTCAATTTTCTGGTGGAAATTCTATCACAAACAATATGTTTAGTGTGAAATATCAATTATTCTTAAATGATGTTTATTTCTTTGGGAATACTGAATTGTTGTCATATGCTATGACAAAGACATATCTTGAAGATCTTGATTTCTTACTGAATACTCATAAGCAGATAAGATTTAATCAAAGAATGGATAGGTTATATCTTGATATTGACTGGGCAAGTGTTACTGCAGGAGAATATATAATTATCGACTGTTTTAGAACTGTCGATCCAAACGATTTTGCAAGAGTTTACAATGACTCTTTCATCAAACCGTATCTGACTGCCTTAATTAAACGTCAGTGGGGACAGAATCTTATGAAGTTTCAAGGAGTTAAACTTCCTGGTGGAGTAGAACTAAACGGAAGACAAATTTATGAAGATGGACAGAATGATTTAGACAAAATCATGGAAAAAATGTCTAATACTTATGAACTTCCACCCCTTGACATGATAGGCTGATGGTATTAAATCCTTTTTTCTTACAAGGTTCTCAAGGAGAGCAAAGTCTTGTACAAGACTTGATCAACGAACAATTAAGAATGTATGGTGTTGAGGTATTTTACTTACCAAGACAGTATGCAACAAAAAGTTCGATAATTCGTGAAGTAATTGAATCAGAATTTAATCAATCATATCCCATTGAAGCATATGTGGATAATTTTGATGGATATGGCGATAATACCGTTCTTTTATCAAAATTTGGAGTTCAACAAACATCTGAAATTAAATTAATTATCTCTCAAGAAAGATTTGAAACATATATCACACCATTAATCACAAATTTACCTCTTATTGAACTTGCGACTCGTCCGAAAGAGGGTGATTTGATTTATTTTCCACTTGGGGATAGACTTTTTGAAATAAAGTTTGTTGAACATGAAAAACCTTTTTATCAGTTACAAAAAAATTACGTTTACGAATTAACCTGTGAACTGTACAGAGGAGAAGATGAAATACTGGATACTGGTATTGAACAAATCGATGATTCCTTCGACACTGAGGGAAATATCAGATCTCTCACTCTTGTCGGATCAGGTTCTACCGCAACCGCTATCTCTGGAAGAGTTGAAAGCGGAGCTATCAGCAGGATCATTATTACAAACAGAGGAGAAAAATATAATTATCCACCCAGCGTTTTTATTTCATCTCCTATATCAGGAACCACAGCAACTGGAATATCTACCCTACGTGACGATATTGTTAATTGTGATGGAACA